GCTAGCTTATGGAAATTTATGAGCAGGGCCTCGGGTCATTTAACATTCGTCCATATCGTATGAAACGACTCAAAGAATATTGTGACCGATTAAGTCATGATAGGGAGGGGGTCCTTCTTGACGATAATGTTGCTAGTGTATTGTTGGCCCAAGGTTATACTTCAGAAGAGGCGCCTAGAAGTATTTATCGCGTAGCGAAACTTTACGAAGCACTAGCCAAGTATGCTCCAATAAACAGTCCCAAGCTTGTTGAAGATCAGTCACTTCAATCGGGACTAGCCCTCGCGTATACTTGTTTTGCACGACCAGCGCATAAAAGAAAGTTACACCCACTACCTTTTACAGCAGCTACAGTTGACGCTATTACTAGTAACAAGAAAGCTTCAGCTGGCTTGACGTGGTATGGATGCACTAAAGCAGCTGCTGCCACAAGAGCGTTGGAAAGAGGGATTCAGATCCTATTGGGTCAAAAACAGCCTGAGCCTTGCTTAGGTTTTACACGTACGCAGTTCAACGATAAGACTAGATTAGTCTGGGGTTATCCCTATTCTATGACAGCTATCGAGGGATTGCTGGCCCAACCGTTATTGGATCAATTTAAAAGCGGCTTAACACCCATGGCCTTTGCGATTCCTGCGGGCATGTTGGGGACGAAGTTAAGGGTGGCTTCTTATCATCGGGAGTGGGCATATTCTATCGATATGTCATCTTTCGATGCGTCCATATCGGGAAAACTCATCCATGCAGCGTTTCGGATATTAAGAACGTGGTATGATGAAGATGAGGTAGAACCGGTGTCCGGAAAGACTGTGCGGGACATTTTCGATGTGGTGGAGAGGTACTTTATACATACACCAATCGTCATGCCGAATGGTAAACTTTACCTTGGTAAGCGGCATGGTGTTCCATCCGGATCATTTTTCACTCAGATTATTGACTCAGTCGTCAATGTGATCATTGGCGGAACAGCCTCTCATCGCTTCAAGCTACATGTTAGCAAGAAGGAAGTCTTTGTACTTGGTGATGACCTATTGATGTGGTCGAATCGACAGGTGGACTTGGATACGATCGCTAAATACATCAATGAGCATCTTGGCGTGAAGATGCACGGTAGTGAAAAATCGGCAATTTATCATTATGATGAGCCCGTACACTACTTAGGTCGTGATTGGCCCAATGGTCTTCCTACACTGGATCAGAAGGAAGTCGTTAAACGGATGATTTATCCTGAAAGATTTAGGAGGTATCCTAAAGATCCTGAAGCCAAAGCTAAAGCAGTGCGCTTGCTGATCTTAAGCTATGCTGCAGTGTATCACAGTGCATGGAGTATTGCAGATAAGACCCTTGGGAACCCGTTGTTCTACCTTAAAGGTGCAAACTATGTAGAGAAAGGTACGTACTACGGTTCTGCTGACGATAAACAGCATATGGACCCTGATTATCTTTCTGGGTTACAACGATATATCAGGAAATATGTATGGGATCGAACCAGGCAGCAGATTACCACAACCGCATCACTGTATTGGTTGTGATGCAAAGATTAG